TCTTTACAAGCACGTTGTACTGCCACTTTAGCTTACGAACAACCTTCTCTAGGTCTGCCTTAGCAGTGTTTGCTGTGGCTAGATCTGCAGTCAAGGTTGCTACAGCAGCTAGAGCAGCACCAAGCTCAGCCTCAATGTTACGTGGCTGGTTAACTGAAATAGTAGCTACAGCAGAAGAGCTAGCAGCAAATGCAGTTACAGTTACGTTACCAGTTGCTGGCAAGGTTACTACGTGGCTTACAGTGCCAGAAGTAGTGGTGGTAGCTGTTGCAGTAGTGATAACACCATTAGTGTTGATTACTAGGTTAACAGTACCGCCAGACTTTGCGTTGTTGTACTTGTCAAATGCAGATACAACTACAGACTGGGTTGAGCCAGCTAGACCAGTTGCTGGTGCAGCTAGTGCAACCTTAGCAAGGTCACCTGCGGTTCCCTTTACATAGTAGGTTGTCTGAGTGTTACCAACAGTAACAACTACAGAGCCTACAGCTGTGGTCTTCGTGAATACGAATAGCTCTACGCTTCCGCTAGTGCTTGCATTTACGGTCAGGGTTGCTGAACCAGAAGCTGCAGTTGCACCAGTTAGAGTTGAAAGTAGCAGTGCGTTATTAGCAGTTGCAGAAACAGTAGTGCCAGAGGCTACTCCTGAAACAGAAATGCTTAGTGCACTTGATGATACTACATTGTCGGCTGGAACTGGCAACGCAATTGCGTTAGCAGTGGTTGTGCCACCAGTTGCAGAAGATGCTGCAATGGTTAGTGTTTGGGTGTTTGCAGATGCTGCAACACCAGTTAGGCCTAGGGTCAATGCTGCGACCAGGCCAATAGCAAGCTTATTAAGCTTCATTGGTTTTCTCCTTAGTTTACGTCTAGATTAGATCGAATCTAGCCAAGTATTCTTTAACATCATTTGGCATAGGCTTATATTTTACCATACCAAAGTCTTGATTGTCAACTTGATCTTTTGGCCTATCCTTAAACGTATGAATCTCAACCTCAAGGTTAAGATCTTTAGGCGTGTGAGAGATAGCACCAAAGATTGCCCCACACACAGCGTCTGCCAAGTCCTTAGACTTTTTACGTGGGTGGTCAACTTTATTATTATTCATAATTTTCAACTCTGAAAGCTCTTCGAATAATAGATCAATCATGGGCATAGCCAATCGCTCTTCATAGATTAGCATAGCCATATCTTCATAGTGCTTCTTTGCAACTGAAACTGTTTCTGTTCTCATGCCTACCGCTTTAAGTTCATTCTGAATGTCAAATGATTGCCAGCGGTCAAATGATACCATTCCGATATCAAAACCAAGCCTGCGAAGGTTCTGAATCCATTGCTTAACTTCAGAGAGGTTTACAGGACCTTCTGACTTTGGCTCCCACCAGGCCACAGCATCTACGACAACTACTGGAGCAATCTGCTGATAGTCTTTAATAACCTGAATATTTACCCACTTGTCTACGTGAGCAATTGCAACAGCACACTTGTCATGCTTTTGTGCAAGGTCAGCGTGAACATAATACTTTTTATTTGGGTCAGGCTTAAAGCTTTCATCAAATCTTCTAATGACATCTAGAGGATTCCTAATTGTCATAGCTGCCTTGACCTTTTCAGTCTGCTTAAAGAATCTGTCAGAAGAGAATGTTGGGACACAAGCAAAACGCTGCATGGCATCACCCATGTCAGTAAAGAATGCAAGCTTGAAGTCATCAATCTTACGGGTAGGGTTTACTACCCATGTTGGACGCTTGACTGCAAACATACCTGGATACTTATAACTAATGATTGTATCCTCATCCCATTCAATATCTAGATAGTTTCCCTCTTGGTCTGAAGGCAGTTCAGGATTCATAACAAACCTGTGATTCTTTGTTACAACTTCCTTTTCAGCAATTACTGCTTCATACCTCGTGGAAATAAAGTCTCCTGGAAAGCGTGGAAACGATAGCAGTGCTACCTTGCCTAAGTCTGGGAAACGAGAGTCTACTGAAGCACGGAAGGCTTTATAGATATTGTCTGCTGTTTTACCCTGGTCATTGCCAGTTCCAACCTCAGTAGCAAAACCAGAGATCTCATCAAGTACAGCCAGGATGAGGTTAAGGCCCTCGTGCGACTCTCTTTCCGAGTGTCCAGAATATACTGTGATAGATTTGTCAAATTCAATGGACTCAGCCTTGGAGTAAAACTTTCCAGCGAACCATGGTGACCTTTCAATCTTGTTCTTAAAGCCTTTAAAGAATACGTTTTTCGCCTGCTGTGCGTTAATCGCAACGTTGATGATATCAATGGCATCACCACTAGGCTTACCAAAATACCGTGCAGGGTCCTTAAGACATAATAGCTTGTATACAATGTAAGCACACGCAACCGTAGAAGTAAAGTCTTTTCCAGACCCCTTACCAAGCTGGAGGATAACCTCGTTCTTTGTATATTTGGCATAGTATCTCCGTCCTTCTGTATCGCCTAGAAGCTCAACAAGATCTTCAAGCCTGTATATCTGACTCATAGCCTCTACGATGTCATACTGAACCTGTGACAAAGGTGGCTGAGCAAGGTAATCTTCGCCTTCAACAAATGCACGAACGTCAACTGGACGCTCTGCAAAATTGTCAGACTTTAGTGCTTCTAAGAAATCATCAAACATCTCTATGTACTACCGTAACAACTTCCTGGTCTCTAGATACTGAGGAGAGTCGTTTCATAATCTCATCTCGTACCTGCGGATATTCAGATGCAATGTCCTTTAGTATGCCAACTAGAACATCTTGCTTACGCTCAATCTCTAGCATCTCTTCAGCAAGCTCCTTGTTTTCTAGAAGTCCTGCCTTCTGCAGCATGTCAATACGCTTGGCCTCAATGTCCAAAACAAGTTTGATGGCTGAGGTTTTTGCAGTTAGATTTGCAGTTGTTGTGGCATCGTCAATAACCTCATAGGCTTTTTGAATAAGCTTGTTGTAGTGTGCATCGGCACCAACTAGTGCTTCTTTTGCCCTAGCACGAATAGCTGCATTGTCTGCTGCCATAGCTCGCCACTCATTAAGGTATGCAACAACCTTCTGTCTTGGCATAGCAAGCTCTTTGGAAATCTGTGTTGGCTCCTGGCCAGCCAAGTATTTTTCTACAACCTTATTGACCTGATCAAGATGCTCAACGGTCATGTCCTCAATTGACAATTCTCTTGGCCCTTCTACCTCTATTTGGGATTCGCTTGATTCTGTCTGTCTTAAACGATCTAAATATAGATGTCATACCAGAGATAACCTCAAAGCAATCTACCCACTGTGCTCCAGTATCTGTATTAGTAACAAAAGAATGGAACTTAAACTTACCACCGTGCTCGCCACGGACCTTAAAAAAGTCACCACGATTAATCACAAAGCCATCAAGAACTAGAGTGTCTTCTCTAGAAAACTTTTTTGCAATCTCTGGCTTTTCATACTTTATCTTACGTGCCAAAACTTTCTCCTATATCATAGTGGTATTCTATTGTACCACTAACTAGCCTAGTTGTCTACCGTATTGACTACGCTAAGCCTATATCCACAGCTATTACAGGTTGTATACGTTAGTCCTGTGAATGGACATGATGCAACTCTGTGGTCAGAATGTTTGCAAAAGCTACGCTTGATCAAGTACCCAGCAATTTTTACAAAGTGTTTTATATGTCTCATCGCCTGGACTTTCTTAGTCCAAACTTAGCAAGATAAACATAGATTGTCTCAACACTTGTTCCGCACTCTTTTGCAATTTGCTCAGGCGTTTTCTTGTCTACGTGATATCTTTTCTTAAGCCACATCTCATTAGTATACAGTTTATTAGAAGGTGCCAATCTTAATCTCCTAGCCTATCCCAATTCTTGAGCGAATAGTGCCCAATACCAATTGCATCTGCAATATCGTTGTCATCAATATTAATATCATAATTAATATTAACAAAAGAAATTGTTTTCTGCTTTCTTTGATCTCTTTCGTGAGCCTTGTACCAGGACTCAGACTTGCCTGGATTCTTAGCTCTCATCAAAAGCTTTGCATCTTTCGTTAACTTTCCATTGCCAATAAATGTTTGCCATGCTATAGGGTTGGTGCCCTTAAATATCTTTACCCCAGCTAAAGCAGCTCCTGCTAGTATTGCACCTTGCACCATTGAAAGTTCCGACATAGTCTTTGGGCTATTAATAAATACTGCTCTCTCAATAACCAAAGCCTGGACATGCAGGTATTTGAAAACGTTGTGTACTTCAATAACAGCACTACCAATCTTTTGAAATACATTGGTACCAGAAAAGTGAATCTTATCATAAGCAACTAGCTCTTTGTTTTTAAACACGGCATAAGCAATGTTATTTGTACTTGCATCAATAGAAACAAATGTTTCTGGAAGGTTAACAAACTTATTCAGATTTACCATTGGCAAATCCTTTAATTTCTTTTAATGCCTTCTTTACATCTATTGGATTTACTATACATTCTGCACAAAGATCATCGTCATTGTACGCAGAAAGAGGCACGTCACATGACTTGCATTTACGAACCTTGCTGTTAAGCCTACGGGTTCTGCGAGTATGAACGTACCTCTCCGCTATCTTCTCTTTTGTTGCTGCTTCCCTACAGGTAGCAGAGCAATAGATCTGATAAGATACTGATGTTTCAAACTGATTATCACACCACTGACAGTGCTTGGTTTTCATCGATTGGCTCCAGGGACTTTATCTTAATTAGTCCCTTGCCAGCATCTGCACACGTCTTTTGAATAGGACATGTCTTGCAAATCTTTGAGTTTGATCGGTAGTTCTTCTCTGGAAGCTGTTTATCTTCCCAAGCCTTGCGAACTGCTCTCATCCAATCAAACGTCTGGTTTACCCACCTGATGTAATAATCATTAATCTGAACTGGGATTACCAGAAGATCATGATTGTTTTTGTTTTCATAAATCAAGACAGCTTTAGTCTTGTTTAGAATCTTCATATAAATTAGCAACTGAACTAGGTGGCCTAGCTTAGCCTTGCCACTTGCCTTGCGGTACTCAAATCCTTCGCTTGGCATAGTCTTAATTTCGCCAAGGAGATCTTCTCCTGCCCAGTCAAGGATAACGTCTCCAAATCCAAAGATTGGTGGGTCATTAGATACCACCTTAAACTCTGCATCCTTGAGGATTCCTGCATCTGCCATAGCCTGCTGAATACGCTCGTGAGACTTAGTACCGTTAGTCATGTTGGCACCGCCGTAAGCATCTGCATTGTCTTCAAACATAGCACCCTCAAAAGCCAGGTACCAGTAACGAGGACATTCTCCATGCGAGTATGCAATCGTGCTTGGAGCAAAAGTTTTCTTGGTAGTAAATTTTGTCTCACGCTTTGCGATATATCCATGCTGGATCTTATCGATTAGCTCCTGAGTATCCAAGAAAGAATCTTGCTTTGTTTCTAGTTTCTTCAGCATCACTTGCTGCAAAAAGTTTTTAGCCATAATAACCACTAGCGAATAATATATTTAAGAGCTGCAACTAAGTCATTGATTGACTCAGCAGCGGTGTAATAAATATTCTTCTTCGCTCTGTCTCCCTTATCTACGTTAGTTAGCCATGTTGCCTTGAACGCCATCTTAGCTGCGATCGCTTGCAATCTAACAACCTCTAGAGTTGCTACCTGCATAGGAATGTCTGGCTTTAGAATTACCTTTGCAATAAAGGTAAGTGCTTGAGTCAGCTCTTCATCCTGCATGTAGTCAGCAATCT